CTCTTCCGCCACCAGTTGCTGCGCCTCTGTCTGCGAAAAAATCTCCGGATCATCAGGAAAACGGATGGCATACGACGTGGCTTCATCCGCAGGCGTGGGATCGGCTTTCATACGGGCATAGAGAATTTCTTTTGCGGTGTCCGTCCCCACTTCGCACAGATACACGCCCCGCTGATTGCGGGTTTTTGGCATGGTGATCACCGGCTTGCCATAAACAGATGCACCTTTTACCGGCAGCACCCGGAAAACACCGTGTTTTTTTGACCTCTGATAGACAATTTCGCCATCGATCCCCCCGGTGTCCCAGCAGACACGGGAAATGGTCATTTCGGTTCCGTCTGCATGGCGGTATTTTTTGTTGATCGCCACATCCACACGTAACAGCGTCTCTTCCTCATCGGGACGCCCCATAATGATGATTTTATCCACCAGAAAGGCTTCCTCTCCCGGAGCCCATCCCCAGACATACATCTCAAAACGGTTTCGCTGCGAGTCAATGCCCGCCGTCAGATAAACCACCCGGGAAGGCACCGCAGCCGTGTAACGCACAACCTTATCCATCAGCACCTGGTGATCGAGTTTTTCGCCCACGGCCTCTTCCCAGGTCTCGCCCAGCGTGGTGTTCACAAAGGTTTTCAGGCCGTTGGGATCTTTCAGTGCATCCAGCCAGTCATAGACAATCTGTACCCAGGTGGTGAACGGACTGTACGCCGTCCAGATATGGAATGTGATGGAGCGCGGCGGCGGAATTTCATTATCCGCGGCGCTGAAAAATGTCAGACCGTCACGAGTCCACATGCCCGTGTTTTCACAGATCCACCGCCCGTTACTCTGGTCAAGCTCAGACTGATGGATCACACAGCCATGATGCTCACAAAGGTAGAAAACACTTTCTGGCTTATTCTTCTCCCACTTAAGACCGAAAGGCGAGGCATCATCGCCAAATTTCAGATACTGCTCCTCCCCACAGTGCGGACAGGGCACATAAAAACGCATGAAATGTGCCGACTCGTTAGCGGCTTTTTCGATCTGGCAGGAGCCTTTGATTTTAGGCGTCGAGCCGCGAATGGATTTTGGCCATACAGAGCCCTCAATACGTTTATCCCCCAGCAGGGTTGGCGAACCCTCTTTTTCAACATCCGGTTCGAACGAGGAAAGCTCGTCATAACAAACCACATCCACGGATTTTTCACGGTAGTTTTTTGCTGCCGCTCCCCCCAGACACCAGAAACCCACACCGGAGGAAAAACGCTTCAGGGTGAGCGTATTATCGCGGTGTTTTCTTCCGAACCATGGAGCCAGCTCCAGCAATGCAGGAACATCCCTTATCGTTGGCTCAACATGAGATTTCATAAAATCTTCAGCAGCTGAGTCCGTGGGCTGAAAAAGAAGGCTGTTGCGTGATTTATGCTCAATAAAATAAGCCTCCACTCCCAGCAACATCTTTGTATAACCAACACGGGCAGATTTAATCAGGTTAACAGTGCGAATCAAATCGTTGCCCATACAGTTCATGATGCCAACCTGAAACGGCAGTGTTTCCCACCGCCCCGGGGTATAAGACGACTCTTTAGGAAGGTAATAATGTTTATTGGCCCACTGAACTGTCGTCAGTGGAACAGGAATAATGAGAGATAAAAGCCCTGTAGCTATCGCACCGGCTGCATTAGCTGCCTTCTGTGCGTCTGAAATCATCGATCCACCCGCCCACGTTTTCACCGGCCTTAGCTGCAACATTGGAGGCTTTCGCGATTTCAGTTTTCACCACATCAAGGTGTGATGGTGAAATGTCCGGATATTTACGCTGTAATGTCAACGGCACACGCACAAGTATCCCCGAAATCTCCTGTGCCACACGTTGCAGAATGAAGGTAAACAGTTCAGTTTCCAGCACCACTCCGTCTTCACGGGCATTTTTCAGTTCCTGCGCATCTGCCTGCGCTTTTGTGAGCCGGTAGCGTTCATAGTCAATGGTGCCGGGTTGTAAATCTGACTCCGCTGCCGCACGCAAATCGGCCAGTTCTTTGCGGAGCTTTTCGTTTTCGATATCAGTTTCCCTCTGCGCATACCACTGAATTGCCATGGCAGTATCAAATACAGATTCAATGCCCTTACTGCCTTTGGAGACGCAAGGGAGCCCCTGAGACTGCCAGCGTTCAATCGTCCGCGGGTCCACGTTAAAAATTTCGGCAAGCCTCTTTTTATTAACCTTCATAGAACAACCCATTATCAAATACAAGGCCCGACATGAAAACGCCAGAAAAAGGCATTTTCGGACACTTTCATGTCGGACATTTATGAATGCAATATTAAAAAAAACAAAAAGTTATATTCGAGAAGTACCGACACGATTTTCCCTGAAAAATTTTCATAAATAGTGAAAAACCGCGAGGTCGCCGCCCCGTAACGATCTGGATCACCGGAAAGGACCCGCCAACGACTTTCGCGTGCAGGCATTAAAAATTTTGCAGTTCCATGCCTAGTTGAAACCTCGATTTCTATAACATCCAATTTTGTAAATTTAGATATAGCTCAACTTTTCCCAATGTTTTCAAGTGTATAAAAACAATTGGCGTTACGCCATAACACTATACTTAGGATAAGTAAAGATTTTAAGGAGTTTTAATGAGTCAACATCAATATTATCCACAGCTGAAATGGAAGCCTGCTGAATATGAATCTCTGATGCTTTTAGATCAAACTACGCTCTCTGGTTTTACTCCGATCATTACCATTCCAGACATAGACTGGGATTATGAAAACGAATGCTACAAGAAGAGTTTGAGTTCTTACTTATCTGACTTCGGTATTAACCTTGCGGCATCCTGGAAAGCCAATCGTCCTGTTTTGCTGGATGTTAAATATTTAGATAAACATGGTTCGAGCCGCCATCATCCTCTAGATATGTGTATCCAAGATGCTAGAGTAAATGGTAAGGAAATTATCCCTGTTGTTTCTCCCGCATATTCAACAAACTATATACATGCTGTTCAACGCAACTTAATCAATGGGCTCGCTATGTCTATCACCCCCCAGACATGGCACCAATTCACAAGTCTGGTTAACCACTTAAATATTCATCCTAGTTTAATTGATGTAATCATTGATTTTGGAGATATTCAAAACGCAACTGATAGTTTAAAACAACAAGCATTAAGCATGGTCAACACATTATCAGGCCAAGCTCCGTGGAGAAACTTGATTTTATCTTCAACCGCATACCCGGCATCACAGGCAGGGATACCGCAACATCAAGTTCATCATATTCCGCGCCATGAATACGATCTTTGGATGTACGTAGTACAGAATTTTAGCAATGGAAGAACGCCAAGTTTTAGTGATTATCCCACCGCTAGCTCTACCATTACGAGCGTAGACCCACGCTTCATGTCTCAGTATGTCTCAGTGAGATATTCGAACGATACCTCATGGATCTTTGTAAAAGGTACCGCAGTTAAAGGAAATGGATGGGGCCAAACTAAAAACTTATGTACTACCCTTGTTAGTTCGCCAGAGTATCAAGTCTTTGGCTCCAAATTTAGTTGGGGGGATGATTACATTTACCAAAGATCATTAGGCGCTAACAAATCTGGCGGCTCTAAAGAATGGCGTAAAGTTGCACATACGCACCATATTACGTTAGTCGTGAGACAGCTTTATTGGTTGGCGCAGACTCAGCCTGCCAAGCCTTAACTTTCCAGCCTACGCGTTTCTTTAAGGCTGTTCTGACTTCAGGCCTGAGATTCGCTATTGGAATATTTTCCGCAATAATATTCCATAACTCAAATCGGGGCTTGCTTTTGATTCCTTTGGAATAGCCCCATCGTTCAAGTACGTCGATACATTCATCTTTCCAAAGCAATTGAGCGAGCATCAATGTGTCATGGTTTCGATTAAGCTTTTCTCCACGCATGTGCTTTATAAGAATGGCGCCTTTTGGCCCAACAGAAACCGTTTTAACGCCCCACCAACCTGGGATTAACTTTAATGCTCCCTCAAGGTGTTTCTCAGCTACGACAAGAGTAACCTTGTCCATTACAGAAGAATAATGCTTGATTTGAAGAGGCAAACGCTCCAAAGAGTCATATTCACTTTTGAGCTCGTACCCGTGTATAACACCATTTATTACAGCAATGTCTGCTCTACTGGCGCCAAGGGATATGGAAAATTCATCGACCACAAGGCAGTCTGGATCTAAATGCGATTCTTTCAAAAGCTTATGATGCACCGCGAACCTAACATCTTGATCTTTCATGACTTCTCCTTACTCCCTCCGTTATTGAATTATAGCGCACTGCATTTTACTGCATTTGAGAGATTTGACCACTTCAATCACAAAATGCTTATCTGCAGCAACAAGATTCATAGCCATACGACTATGGTGATTACCTTTTGTCTGGAAAACTGACCATTCCACGAAGATCAGATAGGTCTATAGAATCTTGGTTTGTCATAGCGTTCGTCTTACTTTGAGATGAACCTTTGCTGCATAGGAGATCAGCCCGTCAAGGCTCACCAGCACTAACTGACTACTCAAAGGCTCATTCCAAAGGGTTTGGTTCGACGTGGTTGAGTGCGCTGCGGTGCGCGGTGAAATACCTGTACAAAAATGCCCCGCATCTGCGAGGCATTTTCCTGAAAGTCACGTATTAAATTTCAGTGAAATTAAAATTATTTTAAGCACTGCGTCCTGATGTACTCCTGCAGGTAGTTGACCTGAGCGGTTATCTTGTCGATTCCACTTCGGAGACGGTAATAATTGAGTTCAGCATCTGCTGTAAGTCTTGGGCTTTCTCCATCGCCCATGCTGCTGGCTCCGGTCGTTGACTTTGCACAGGTGGCGGCGACTTGCAGGCGCTTACGCCCAGCAGAAACATCAGCACGAAGACTTTCGATAGTCGCGTTAGCATCAGCAAGCTCCTTTGTGTATCTGGCGTCGAGATCTGCTACATCACGCTGACGCATCTGCATGTCAGTAATTACCACGTTCGCCAGCTTCAGTTCTCTGGCATTTTTGTCGCGCTGGGCTTTGTAGGTAATGGCGTTATCGCGGTAATGATTAACAGCCCATGACAGGCAGACGATGGTGCAGATAACCAGAGTATAAATAATCGCTGCGACTCTGCTCACTGATCTATCCCCCAACAGGCTAATGCGCTTTCCTGGTCACGACGAATAACCTGTCCATAGCAGTTATTTGAACGTATGCGGCAATCGCGCCCACCATCTTTTATCCACCAGCGAATCGCCTCGCATGCGCCCTTACGATCACCGGCATTCAGCCGCTTATAAAACGTCGACGGGAAACACTTACCGGGGCCAATGTTATAGGGACAGAATGACGCTATACCCGCTTTCTGTGGTTCGGTCAGTGGTACTTTAATATTGCGCTCCACCCATGCCAGCGCCTTATCACGTTCAATAGCGTTAACCTGGTCGCATTTTTCCTTCGACAGCTTCATTCCCGGTATGACGGGCTTACCATCCACCATTGTGGCACCACGACAGATGGTCCATATACCGGAACCATCGCGGTATGCCGTAGTGTGGTTACCCTCTTTTTCATCCAGAAACTGGTCAAGTATTTGAGGAGCAGACGCGCCTGCAGCAATCAGCGCCAGAACAGCAGCTGACAGGCCGTATTTGATTTTTGCGCTCATGGATATTTATCAGGATGCTACCAATGAAAGATACTGGAAAGCCAACTGCAAAAAGCTAACAACCCGTAATCGAGTTATCAGAACTGTTAATTTTTATGGTATACCGCGCCTCTGAACAGGGGCGCGTTTCTGGCAACAGCTCGTCCCCTTCACATAACCCGGCAGCAACATCCATGAAGACCTGTCTGATGCTCCTTCTGGCTGCTGCCTCATAAAACTCCAGCGCGGCACCTTCAACACGGTCCAGCGAGATGTCCAGGTCAAAAATTTCACCGTCAAAGCGTTTTTTGTCCCGTAACGCTAAAGTTACCGTAACTTTATTCTCAAAATTGCGGATCCCTTTCACAATCAGTTCATAGTTTTGAGTCATTGAATTACTCTCCCCGTGCAGCCTTACGACGGTCCTCTCTGATTTTGAAATACAGGTTAGTCAGATATGTCAGCAGCCCAAACAGCAGACTCCCCAGCACGCCTATTGCCGCCCACTGAGACGGGGAAACCCTGTCCAGCAACTGCAGGAACCAGTAGCCCGTTCCCACCGCTGACGTGGTGTATGACACACCTGTTGTGATTTTTTCCATCTGGTACATACCCCGTCTCCCGTTATCCGGAAGCTGACAACAATAAAAAAAGCCACCAGTTAAGTACTGATGGCTCTGATAACTCATGCAGGCATCTCAGACGACCCACTGACACTACCGGTGAGTTTAACGATACCTTCCATTTGACTGGCTCACTTTTTATGATGATGCCGGTGCATTTATCTCCAGCACCAGACTTTCTATCTCAACGCCATACGTTGCATTTTTGGTAATATCCGTCAGCGTCAGCGCATTCAGCCCCACTGTCAGACTGTCTTTTATGACCTGGAATGCCGGGCCAGCCACTCCATTCAGTTTCGGAGTAACCGTGGCACTGCCGGCGGTGAACACCAGCTCCAGCGTCTGCCAGTCGTTACTGTAATTCCCGAACTCGCCCAACTTTGTGTTTCCTGCTTTCCTGTGATGCATCAGATTCAGTTTGCCGTCTGTGGTCTGGGTGAAGAACGACATCAGGAACGGGTTACCAGTCCCGGTCATCGCCACGACGTCAGGTAACGCTACATCGGTATACAGATAAATTCCCAGACCGAACTGATTGTTGGTCAGTGCGCCTGACAGTCGAAACTTACAGCTCAGTCTGCCACCCCGTGTCAGCAGGGAGACTGCGTCATCCACCGGGCGCGTCAGGGACCAGGCTTTATTGCTCTGCTTGGTGATCTTAAATACACCATCTGACAACTGAATTCCGCCATTCTTAATGCTCCAGCCCTGCGCAGCAGCATCTCCGGCTGTCGGCAACAGGGAGATTGTGCGTACGGATGCATCTTCAGACGGCCCCGATGGCGTGTCGCCGCCGGGCGAGGGTTTGATTTCCGGTGCCTTACCACTAATGAAGGCTAAGGTGCGACCGGCTACGTTCAGAATAGCAGTTGCCATACGATCGGGAATAATGCCACGACGCGCCCATGAGCTGAAATGCGTCGGGCGATTTGATGATACCCAGTTTTTGTTCGTTCGGGATGCCGAACCGTAATAACCAGACCCGGCAATATCAGGATCTTCTGACGGGTTGTTTGTCGGTGTATTAACTCCGCTACCATCGGTCATAAAGGGAACAAAATAAATCTGCTGGGATTCTTTACCTTTATATGCACCATATACCACTTCATATTGCGTACCGTGTTCTTGTTTCCACGCGTATGTCGTGTCGCCACAAATCCAGGGGACTGATGCCGGACTTCCACCGTGACACTGCGCCGCCAGCCCGGCAAGGTCAGCACGGAACTGCTGTACCATTGCAAGAAATGCTGCTGGCTGCTGGGCGTAACTGGCATTCGTCATATCGAATTCCCCCTGCATCCAGCATATCGCCAGCAAAACGTTTTTCGGGTTTTTCTGCAATGCTGCCTTCGTGCGGAAAAGCAGATCCTGATATAACGGCTTACCCACTCCCCAGCGAGCCGAATCCTGACTGGCCCCCGTGGACTCGCTGAATGTCCCCTCCGTGCCCTGGGTGAATGCCGAACCACCACGACAGCATGGTACCAGCAGGATCCCCGCGTTATTAGGGATATACGGAAGCAGTTTTTTGGCAATATGTAAGCCCTGTCCGACACAGCCGTACTGCCCTTTGCTCAGGTCAGCCCGGGGATGGTTAATCGTACTCATATCCTGAACATCATGCAGACAATGGTCAGCAGGAATGATGTCGTTAAATACGCATACTTCACCACCGGGAGTCACTGTGTTACGACGGGCCAGTTGCTTAATGCGCGGATGGGGCGCATCGTATGAATCCGGAAGCGGAAGCCCTTCACCGTAAGCCATGGCATTGGACTGCCCGGCCAGTACGATGACGTAGTACCACTCCGGCTCAGTTGCACCACTGACGACCACATCACCTTCTGCTGCAATCGCCTGCATCAGGGTATAAGGGGTTATGGCCACCGGACTACCAAACGGCTGCCAGCCCTCTTTCAGTTTATGTGTCAGCTTTTCCGCAAGATCTGACGGCGACGCCGCCCTGACAACATCATAGTGTTTAAATGCCATGGTTCTTTCCACCATCTGAAAAATGATTCTTTAAAATACCTGACATGTAATACAGAAAAAACACAAAACCATACCTTAATTAAAAACCTCATCATCAAGCAGATATGCATGGATAAACTACAAGACGAGATATAAACCACCCTGCATTTAAATAAACAATAAACAACATCAGAAAAATAATTCTGCTCTATGGTTTACAATCAAAAATATCATTTATACTTTTCAGAACATCACCAGCAAGGCATAAACAAGGAAACTAAATGAAGTGGATTGTGATTGATACAGTTATCCAGCCATCATGCGGAATATCTTTTTCAGTCATATGGAGTAAAATAAAATTAATAATCTGGTATCAATCGGATGCTTTCTTACCTCCTGAAAGTATATTTACACTGACTCACACAGGCATCATGCTCAATAACAAAGTGCTGCCTGTAACCATTTACAACGTAGTACCATTCAATAAAACATTCTGGAATTTAATCAAAAACAGCCAGGAATGCCCTACAAATACAGATAACGTATTGAATGAATGCTTTAATAACCGTTGCACTCTGCAAATATGTCCTTATGGGCTAAAACAACAAAGTCCATAAGGAGTTTACTCACATCTGACAAAATCAATATAAACAGCCCCTCCGGAGAGGGGCTGGAGAGTGGCGCTATGTGCCATTGCATGGTGCCGGGTGCCTCCCGGTGAATTCAGTACCAGCACCTGAATCCGCGATTATCCCATATACCTACTCGCTGATTGCCCCTCCGCACAGGGGGATTCACCATGCCAGTTTCTTTTAACAAACTCCCCGCAAACCAGACAACAGTCAACCGCCTGAATTGTGAAGTATTTAAAAATTTCTCCCGCTAACTGATACCCGGCTAACAGTCTGGCGTTTTCTTTTTCAGCAACGGGAAAGCAGCAACCACCACACCCGCCACCAGCACACCGTCAGCCAGCACTGACATTATCCGGCTGCTGCAATGCCATTCACAAAAACAGTAAGCAATCACTTTTTACCGTAACCGGTGATAATCCAGATATGTATCTACCCCAGATGAGTAATCCGAAGTTCATCCATACCACAGGTCCTGGCTATTCTGTTGTACTCCTGAACAAGAGCAAATAATTCTGAATTAGCCACCATGAACTCATCGCAAACCCTCTGTATAGCATCACTATTCAGAATAATAACGTCTCTTCCCGAAAGACGATCAGGAGTACAGAACAAAACTGTCAAACGGCTGAAGGCCTTTGCTCGTTCTGCATTGACTATATCAATACGCTGCCTAAGGATGAAACACCCCGACGCCTCATCAATATTCACTCTACCCACACCATATGAATGATAAATATTTAATGCTGAAAAAACCATTAGACCGTATAACAAACACTCAATCAACACTTAACAGAACTTTTATTTTTGACAAACATATAATATTTTCAACAATATCCTGAGCCAGGTATATTTCAGTATAAGGCTCTGCCGAAAGGAATCTGGAAGAATGAATATGGCGCGCTGTACTGGATTCGAACCAGTGACCGATTGCTTAGAAGGCAATTGCTCTGTCCGGCTGAGCTAACAACGCTGAATACCGATAATGGACCGCCATCGGGGACCCGCCCCCGCACCAACAACCCTGTTATCGTGTCGTCTGCTCTTCCTGATAAGCTAATGGCGGTTTGTGATGGTGGCCCTTGCTGGATTTGAACCAGCGACCTGGCGATTATGAGTCGCTCGCTCTCACCACTGAGCTAAAGGGCCGGAAGCAGAATAATAATGGTGCGTAATTAATTCTGCAATCTCATCCGTTTCAAACGATTAAATCCTGAACTTCCCTGACTGTCTGCTCAAAACGTCCGGTCTCCAGTTCAACGCCAATCGCACGACGCCCGAGCGCCAGTGCAGCTTTTACCGTTGAACCTGAGCCCATAAAAAAATCTGCAACCAGGTCACCCGGACGACTGCTTGCGCTGATTATCTGCTGCAGCATTTCTGCCGGTTTTTCGCACGGATGTTTCCCGGGATAGAACTGCACCGGTTTATGTGTCCACACATCCGTGTACGGCACCTGCGCCGTCACACCAAAATACCGCCGCAGATGCTTATATTCACTCTGCAGCTCCACATACTGCCGGTTCAGTGACGTATACGTATCCACCAGCTGGTGGTGGGGCTTTTCCAGTTCACCGCGCTGATGTTTCTCTTCTGCCACCCGGGCAAACAGCGACTGTAATTTCAGATAATCGCTTTCGTTCGGTAGCTGCCACTGACTGGCACTGAACCAGTGCGACACCATGTTTTTCTTTCCTGTGGCATCTGCAATCTGTTTTGCCGTTATCCCCAGGGCCGCGCGCGCATCACGAAAGTAAGAAATCAGCGGGGCCATCACATGCTGTTTCAGTGCACTGCCCTTCGCCGCATACCCGGCATCTTTCGGACGATACGGCCCCTGATAATGTTCCGCGAACAGAATGCGCTCTGTGGCGGGGAAATACGCCCGCAGGCTTTCCTTGTTGCATCCGTTCCAGCGTCCGGACGGCTTCGCCCAGATAATATGGTTCAGCACACTGAAGCGTTCACGCATCATGATTTCGATATCAGATGCCAGGCGATGACCACAGAACAGGTAAAGACTTCCGACAGGTTTCAGCACCCGCCAGAACTGCGCCAGACACTGGTCCAGCCACTTCAGGTAATCATCGTCGCCCTTCCACTGGTTATCCCAGCCCTCAGGCTTCACTTTAAAGTACGGCGGGTCCGTGACTATCAGGTCAACAGAATTTTCGGGTAACGACCGGATAAATTCCAGGCAGTCGGCGTTGATTAACTCACAACTGGATATTTTTACAGTATTAAGCATGGATCATTAAGCCTGTCTCTGATAGGCTCATTCTGCTTTTGCGCAAAGCAGTGGGCCTGAGGTTTGCTTGTGAACCCAACGCATGAGCAGATGGCTGGTGGGTGCCCCTAACACCCACCAGCCGCCCATTTACCACAAATAAAAAAGCCTTCACTGCGGAAGGCGTCTGTAACAACCGAACTGATAGTCTGCCAGACCCGCCATAACCAGCTGGGTCAGTATTAACTGGCAGCGTTCGCGTGAAAGGTAAGTATTCTGCGCTATCTCCCCGACTGTCGCCGGTTCGGTAACGCTTAATTCATTAAACACCACTCTGGCGGTTTCTGTCATATCCTGCTGTTTTAGCATGTCTTTTTCCCTTTTCCGGTTAACGTGACACACCAATAACTCTTGTCGAAAAAGCCAGCAAGCTGAAAGACAGGTATTCACCGCCACCAGCGCGTTTACTGTACTGACGCGATTTCAGTCATAAAAAACCCGCCAGGCGGCGGGGTGTAAAAAATCTTCTAACGTCAGGCATAAAACGCCCATCGTTAGAGCAAATTTACCACAGATTCGGGAAAAATCAACAACACTATCGCGTTACCCTCTTTAACTGCCGCTCCGCCCATGCCTCTTCAATGTCAAACCGAACCACCAACGTATCGTAAAAGCGTTTCACTGATTTTTTCCACGTATCAAGCGTGATAGCACTCGTCACTTTGCATATGGCATTAAATGCCTCCGTTGATGGCAGCCTTTCACAGCCACGACCACCACAACGCTGGCAATCTCTGATAACAGGCATACCACGTTTTACCGACTCTTCACGATGAATGGCGACACCACGCCCACGGCAATCCTTACAGGCGGTGGAAACCTCACCCTTTCCGCCACACTCCGGACAGGCAACTTTTACCACCTCCCTGACTTTTTTCCATTCTTCCCAGTAAGACGGATACACGCCTTTTGTGCACTTTGCCCACACTGGTGGCTTACCATCCGGATACTGGATCTTGTTTGTAAAAACCTCGCTTTCAATAAATTTTTTTCCGTGACAGCAGGGGCACTGTTTTTTGCTCGCCGCGCTGCGGGCATAATCTTCAAACGCATACGAAGCCATAATGCGCATCACTACCGGTTTTATTTCTGCCGGAAGTTTTCTCAACGCCGCCACACGATCGCACCGACTGAGTGCATAATCTGCCAGTAATTCTGTTGCCCGCGCCCTGTCATTCATACTGATGCCCATTTTCCCCAGGAACGCAGAAAACCCCATCTCAGCCCGATTCTGTGTCATGCCCTGCGCGGCCATCACATCAGTGATACTCAGCGCATCTTTTGACGTTGAGGCCGATGCATCGGTCAGGCCAGGGGATTTTGGGGAGTAGTATTTCGGTAAATCTTCCAGTTTCATTTTTTGACCTGCTCTTCATGCATTATGGGGTAAATCTTCACCCCCATACGTCCACCAGATACTGGCTGACCACGAACGATATTGATTTCATCAAACTGCTCATCGTCCATTAACACTCCCGCATGCGTCAGCGCATCCAGCGGTGCTTTCAGGATATTGTCCAGGTCGCGACGACGCTTATCCGGTGGCTCTGCAATCACCTTTATCGCCAGCCTTCCGGACAGGCTTAATTTCAGCCGCTGCTGGCGAACAATAAGCGCCACAGCCCGGCGATAACGCTTTCCCTCCTCCGAGATAAAATATGTGCTGCCACGGCGTCGCCAGTAAGTGTTCACCGTCGGCGGGTAAGGTAAAACCAAATCTATGAGCATCAGTCACCTCTTTTACCCAAGCACGCCAGTTGCAAAGGCGTGATCAAGAAAACGAAAAATTAAATCAACCTGAGAACCATGCTTTTCTTCGAACGCCAGAGGATCCGCATGAAGCTCGTTGTGATGCTCCCGACACAGCGGTAGCGTGAAAATATCGTGAGATTTTGTCCCCATTCCGCCCTGACCATGACCAATCAGGTGATGGGGATCGTCGGCTGGCTTACCACAACACGCACACGGCTGTGTCTTCACCCAGCGTGTGTATTTCTCGTTAACCCAGCGGCGACGTTTAGGTCGTTTCATGAAAGATTCCGGAGACTCAGGATCAACGGCAATGCTGACCACCGTCTCTTCCTGTGGCGGGTTTTGCTGGTGGGCGTGAGGCAGCGGCGCAAGATTTTTTGTGCGCTGCTTCAGTATGCTGGTGGCGGTCTGCTCTCCCGGTACGATGTCGCTTTCACGGTACATTGAGCGGATTTTTTCCGCACGCAACCCCAGCGAACGACGTAATACCGCTTCCGGTAGCGCGTCCGCCACCTGATTGCGGACCGCCCACCAGGATAATTCAGCCAGCGATAATTCCCGTTCCTGCGAGCCATTCATTGCATGGAGTATGACGTCAATCATCCATGCAGACAGGTTTTGGTGAGCAAGTTGCCCGAGTGATTCGGAGGTCTGGTCGCGCAGCTGGTTGTCGCAGTGCCAGCACAACACCATTGCGCCGGTACCATAACGGTGAATGACGGTTTCACTGTGGTGATAATCGCCGTGTGGCCACTGGCAGGATTTAACATGGCGCAGTAACCAGTCAGACAATGCGCCAGCGCCACCAGCAGCACGAATCACTCGTTCGTCGCTGAAAAATGGCAGTAATGATTTATCCTCCGCCAGCGGCTGGCGAACGGCAGGAACGACCCCGGACGACAGATTACGCATGCTTTTCGGTTCCGGCTCCACCAGTACCCGGGTATTGTGGAATACCGGCATGGATTCACGGCCCGGCTTAACGATCACCAGCCCGAGTTCCGGTACCAGAACAGGTCGAAGTAATACCCGCACGTTACCTCCAGATGCGTTGCTGGAATGTGCGGGACGGACGCGGTGGGCGTTCGGAATAAGGGAGTCTGACGTAGATTATCCAGTGACGATAATCGAGGGTGAGGGCTTTCCTAAACTCATATCCACGTCTGCGGTAGTTATGAATCAGCCATTCGGCCTGTTCTTCAGTACATGGTGGGTGTTGGTACCAGTCGGTTTTAAATGCGTGTGAACGCCGCTCATGCCGGATGGCAAGGTCGGTATCAGAATTGTGAAATTTGGTTTTGTGCGCCATCTGTTTTCTCTGCTGGCGCAGCAGGTGTCAGGTGTTCAGGCTGACGTGCGAATTGTAAACCAGAATGCCAGGAAAAAACAAAACCCGCCGAAGCGGGTTAAGTGCGGGTGCGTTGAGGATGCCTGACACATCAGCGGTGGCGAGGGATTTCTCCCCCGCCGGGTCTCTTACTCCTCAGGTTCGTAAGCTGTGAAGACAGCGACCTCCGTCTGGCCGGTTCGGATTCGTACCTCGCAGAGGTCTTTCCTCGTTACCAGTGCCGTCACCATGACGGTTAAACAGATGACGATCAGGGCGATTAGCATCGCCTTTTGCTGCTTCATAGCCTGCTTCTCCTTGCCTTTCGGCACGTAAGAGGCTAACCTACGTGTGTAGAGCATAGATATGGCCTCAGATTAATGTTAAGCGTCTTGCAGGACGCGTAATGTTAACTGGGGCTTTTCTCTATCTGCCTTTGGTGTTCATGCCTGAGACAGATAGCCTCAAGCACCCGCAGCCATTCTACTTAACTCCCGTCACCTCGCCAATATGAAATCAATCAGAAAGGCGATCCATAAGAACAACAGCAAGGCAATAAATTGCCATTACAGCAGCAATAGCCAGCGCACATTTGAGAACCAGCACCACAACCTCCTGTATTGGACGTACACCAGTCCTGATAAATATGAGGCTGTCTCGTCAGTGATTCAATACAACTATTGGGTATAGTTTCTGTGATTTTGTTCTGTAGAAATGGAACACAACAACCAGTCACCACCAGCACTTCTTTAAATACGCCAAGTCCGACGCAAGCTAACCTTCTAGTCCGCTTTGAGCGAAAAGCGGACGTTGGAAGTTTAAAACTCGCGAACTACTCAGCGTCCATTGATGCGTATTGTGTAACGTGATTAACCACAGATGATATTGAAACGTTCTCCGGAAATCTTGACCATAATGTCAGACAGCTCGCTGACGGCATGGGCTTCAGATGATCCCAGAGCGTCAGGCTGAACAGCTATTACCGAAGCTCCACTTGCCAGCCCTGCTTTTATACCCGCAGATGCATCCTCAAATACCACGCATTCACCAGGCTCAAGGCCCAAAGCCAAAGCTGCTTTGATGTAACCCTCGGGACTTGGTTTTCCCGTCATTACATCTTCTGCACACACCATTACTCTGGGTAAGGGGAGATTAGCCGCTTTCATCCTGTTTTCGGCAAGCATTCTGCCTGCAGAAGTAACAAGTGCCCAGCTATCCGGTGGCAGTTTTGATAAGAGTGCAGCGGCCCCTTTTACTTCAGTAACGCCTTCTGTCGTGTTGATTTCAACCTCTTCGAGTGAGGCCGCGATTTTATTGGTTTTCTCACCTGCACCAATAAAATGCGTCAGTGTATCAATCGTTTGCCGCCCGTGTGCGTAAGCAATCACAGCCTGAGTATCAAGACCGTATTCTGCGCAAAAATCTCTCCAGACGCTTTCCACTACGGCTGTTGAATCAACCAGCGTACCGTCCATATCGAATAAAAAACCCTTAGCGTTGAATATCATTGCCATTCCTTAATGGTTGCAGAAGAAAGTTAATCAAACCATGTTTTTTCATCACCTTTCGCTACTCTCAGGCTGACAGCAATCTGCTCAGGCACAATTCTTGAAAGCGACAATTCAGGCAGGTCGTTGACATCAAAAAAATCAGCATCGAGTGACTCATGGCTGATTGACAGGCTGCCACCTACTTCTTCACAGAGAAAAATCAGCTTGTAAACATGCCAGGGTAAAGGCGGATGGCCGTGAAGATTACGATCCCAAACTCCCAATAGTTTAGTCACTCTGACTTTTAATCCGGTTTCTTCTTCGACCTCTCGACGCACAGCTTCAGAAGGTGTATCTCCAACATCTGCCCATCCGCCAGGAAGACTCCATAATCCATCTGCAGCCTCTTTCACCATCAGAATACGATTATTACGCAGGATAAACGCACGCACATCTGTTTTGGGCGTCGCGTAACCCGTTTCCGATACATGAAACAAATCATTGCGGCTAATATCAAACTGCGAACTCAGCAGTCCAGCGGCAATTTCACGCAAGGCTTCATAGCGTTCCTTGTCAAAGACGTCTTTTGAATAGGTCAGGCCTGACTGCGCGAGGGCATTTAGTCTCTGGGCAACAAAAATAAGCTTTTCTTGGGTCAACACTTCAGACATGTTTTTCATCTTCATTTATGTATTCAGAGTTCCTGTTAAGGATACTGCTCAATTCAATGAAGAATAACAAATGCATCTGGCACCTGCTATGTCCGCTTCTGGCACAAAGCGGACAACCACGCTAGCTCTACCCTGTGCCACAAAATGTCAATTTGCATCTGAACTAATGCACTTTAATCTCGTCACTTCAATAAATACCGAACATCACCCTGATAAAACGACAATATGCGCTGCATAACTTCACTCTTCCGGCACTCGCTACAGATTATGTTTTGACGCCTGTCGTAGCGGCGTATTTCTCCGTCTGGTAATGACCAGATAAGGTCAGGATCAACCACAGATGGTTTCTTCAGATTTGCCCTTGAGAGTTTTTTGCGGGCGGTTTGCCAGTCCTTACGCGCCTGTTCAGACGGGAATAACCCGTAACCAGAGTTGTATACATCGCCACTGGCAACCAGCTCTCTGGCGAGAACACTCATCAGATATCTTGTCGCACCTGTCTTGGCTTCCAGTTGCCGCAACGTCTCGCGACCGCTCAGACGTACAAGTTCAACAACCTGCCCTTTAATTTTTTCCCGCTCTTCTTGTGTAAATACTTTTGCCATAAGCGCCTCCGGCAATCACTTTTCCGATACAACACGGCGGGAAGAATCAGTAATCTGTCGAACAATATCCCGGTGCTTGTTCAGCTCCCGCAGCGCGGCGCAGACTCGCTCCCACTTCTGAACATCACTTTTCGCCCTGCGCAGGGACGGAAAAATCAGCTCATCTGCTTGCGTTTCGGTAAACGATGGCAACGGCTGCACAATGTCCGCCACAGTTTCTGTTTTAATTTCTTCCTGTGTTGCGGCTTCCCGGACTGGTAACGCAGCACCTGCTGGCTGAGGAAAGGCCTTACCATCACTTTCCGTTACCAGCGCGGCTTTCGGATCTGCTGGTAAATTATCGCCCGGCATGCAGTAACGAAATTTACCGTTCTGATTAACGCGTGCCAGCCGCCCCGTTGCGGTTACCACCGCCAGCGTGGAAGCAACCTTGCGAGTACTGACACCGAACTTACCCGCCAGTTCCTCACACGTTTTAGCCCCATCCTGACCGATAAACTCAATCATCATGTCGGCGGTAACTTTTTGTTCGACCTCCCCGGTCAGCATATCCTGTGCTTCAGATTTTACTGGCCGCTCTTCGGTTACCCGGGATTCACCTTCGCCAGCCAGAAACCAGGTGTGACCAGTTTTATCAACGACGCCATTTCTTTTGAGTTCCCACAGCTCGTTGACAGCCTCTTCACGACTGATTCCAAGGCGAGCTGCCACCACATGTGAAGAGGCTTTTTTCAGTGCTTTCAGTGCGTCAGATACGGTTTCCATTAAAATTTCCTCCGGACAAAATTACTTCACAACCCTCATATTGCTGACATTTGGACGCCAGCTATCCCAGTTAAACGTCACCCATCGACCACCGTTCATGGTCATGCGGTCCATAATCCTCTCACCAAGAAGCGTACTCATTGCGGCATGATTCAGGTTTGTTAACATCCCGACACTGCACAGTGATGCTGTCCGGCGATCAATTATCTGGTGCAATACCACCTGCTCGTTTTTCGTCTCCCGCTGAACGCCTATTTCATCCAGGACCAGCAAATCAACCCCGCAAAGCTCCTGTAAAAATTTTTCCCCGGATTTGCCGTTGTCGTAGCTGTCATGCAACACGCTCATGACGTCAGACACGGTGACGATAATCACGCTGCGCCCCTTCACCATCAGCCGGTTGCCCATCGCCGCTGCAAGGTGATTTTTCCCGGTGCCGGTTTTACCGCTGAACACAAAATTCGTGCACCCGGTCATCAGTTCGTCAGCTATGGATTTGGCCTGGCTCAGCGCGTATTTTTGCCCGTCGTTCTGCACCTGATAATTTGCAAACGAGCATTTGCTGTGCAGAGGCTGGATGCCCGAACGATTCAGGATTTTTTCCACCCGCAACTGGCGATTCTGGCGGTTAATCTCCTCGCTGCGTTTTCGTCCTTCAGCAAGTTGCCATTCCCGCCACTCCTCCACCGTCCGGTACGGTGGAACCGACCCCTGTGGTGCAAGTCTGCGAATACGTTCAAGAACCCCAACTGCCGCAATGTTTTTCATGACACGTCACCCCCTGAATCCCGGCGGTATTTCAGTGTCCGGTTCAGAAATGTGATTCACGCAACGCTGCGCAGGCGAACGCCCCAGGCGGATAACCAGTTCATCCCATTTTTCCCGGAGTTTTGCCGGACTCATGATGTTTTTTACCCAGAACGAATCCCGCTGGAGACGCCCAAACATTTCACAAATTTGTCTGTGAGTTCTGCCATCCAGCATCCGCATTGTGCGAACGTCATTGGCCCATGCTGTCCAGTTGGGTTCTTTCGGTCTAGTGATCTCGCCATCATAGCTGGCCGCCTGCTCGTAAAGACTCACGATTCGTCCCCAGATCCACTGTGCGCACACCAAATCTTCCTGACTTCCCCACTGGCGTTTTTTCGCACTGAACACAACCGCGTCAGGGTGTCGGGTTAAAAAATCCTGTTCAGCCGTCTGCGGGTCCGGTTGCGAAGCGTCCGGACAAGAAGATCTTTTATCTGACGGATCAGGTTTTAATACTGACGGATCGGGGTCAATCATCGGCCCCCTAATCGGCAGTTTTTTATCAACAGTTGATCCATCAAAATTTGACGGGTCAACCGTTGAGGGGTCAATATTTGACGGGTCAACTGTTAACGGGTCATTTTTTGCCGGGCTAATTTTTCTTTTCGGTTTATATGACTCACGCGCCGCCGCCGCAGCTGCTTCGAGTTTTTCCACATTAAGCCGATAGATATTGCTTACATTACGCCCACCGACCTTACGCTCTTCCTTCGTCAGCCAGCCCTCTTTCGCCAGTTCTGCAATAGCCGATTTCACTGTGGATTCACTTCTTGCACCGATCTGACGCCGGATAGTTTCAATGGCAGGCCATGACACGCCCTCGTCATTGCTGTAGTCTGCAAGACGGGCCATAACCGCCACCCTGGATAAGATCATGCCGGTGAAGGCGCACCCTTCCCAGACAAGACCATGAAGCTTGCTGCTCATAAAACCCCCGAACACCGTGCTTTTAGTGCATCACCACAGCATTCCCTGCCGGGCCGCCGCGATTCATCTGGTCATACAAAACAACCGCTGACGCAACAAAATCATCGACATCCTTCACCAGCCGATCCCGCCGTTCGACGATCTCACGGTAATATTCAGAACTGTGGCTGCGCATACGGGCCACCAGCAAAGGCGGCATCGCCTTTTCGATCGCCGGTAACAGAGCCTGCATTTTTTCAACAGCATCAGGGGTGTCTTTATCCAGCCAACGGAAAATTTTCTGGGTATTACGGGCCAGGGCTTCCGGATGGCTGTCGTCATACAGTTCCGGGAACGTCATTCCCAGCTCGAAATACGCTTTGGTAATTTTCGCAGCCGGCACTTTTTCGCCGTCCGGATGCGCCCAGGCATTCATCGCCATGCGGATGTGTTCATGCTTGATTTTCATGAATCATTCTTTCCTTCGTTCGAGGTGCTATCCTGCTTCTTGTAAAGTTCTGGGTTGTATTTCAATTCACCGTTAGTAATTTCATCCAGTTCCATTGCGCGAAGTTTGGGAATAACTGCTTTCCACCGCACAACAGCCACATGTGAAATTCCAAGAGCCTCAGCTACTAGTCGCTTTTTTTTGAAATAGCGCAGAACATCATCTTTGAACATAAAACTCTCCTGTTATTTCGAGCAGAAGGGTAACAATAGTTACATAACAATGTCAACCATAGCAACATCACTTGGTAGTAACATTGGTTACATGAAAAACACTATCAGCGAACGTATTCGGAATCGTCGAAAAGACGTTGGATTAACCCAACAGCAGGTTGCGAAAGCAATCGGCATATCTCGTGTATCCGTAACAAAATGGGAAAATGGCTCTTCAAAACCTGACGGTGAGAATTTGTATCTACTGTCAAAATTGCTTTCCAAATCTCCTGAATGGATTCTTTATGGAAAGGACGGTCACGATAAAACCGATGATCTGCGTCTGAATCAGTACCCTTACATTAGTGACAACATCGCCCGGTTGCCCGTTTTAACGTGGGAACAGGCTGGTTATTGGGATATGAGTTGTCCAGTAACCAAGATTCCTGGTATTAAGAACTGGGTTGATGTCATGACAAAAACCGCTGAAAACTCTTTTTTATTGCATGTTGAGGGAGATGCGATGACAAACTCTAACGGCCTCCCAACCATCCCCGACGGATCTACCGTGCTGATCACACCATGCTCAAGTAACATTAGAGAACTGGTGGGAAAAATAATCTTAATCCAATTGGAAGGAACGCCAAACGTAACACTAAAAAAAGTTGCGATTGACGGACCAAACATCTATCTGTTGTCACTGAATCCGCTTTACAAACCCATCGAACTGAATGGTGGTTACACCATTAAAGGTAAAGTTTCACAAATACATCAATACTTAGACTGAGTCAGAACCCGCATTCATTGCGGGTTTTTTATGCCCTCAAATGTACCTTTTGCAACATTGTATTGACTCGAAAGGTAACTCTTGTTACCTTAACAACATACCAACCCACCCCGCCCCACAGAACGCCGGGCAATACTTCGAGTTACCAAGCAGTGGTCAGGGGGTAAGTAGCCAGCCCGAGGCGTAAGAACATGACGGCAGGGTTCAACTTTAATAACTATGCAGCAGGTTTTTGTTCCGCTCCCCCGGCGTTAAGGGGAAATGAGGTCAGCATGGATACTATCGATCTTGGCAACAGCGAATCTCTGGTATGTGGCGTGTTCCCCAACCAGGACGGCACGTTCACCGCAATGACGTATACCAAAAGCAAAACGTTTAAAACCGAAAATGGTGCCCGTCGCTGGCTGGAAAGAAACTCAGGTGAGTGATATGGATTTCGACACAATCATGGAAAAGGCTTACGAAGAATACTTCGAAGGCCTTGCCGAAGGCGAAGAAGCTCTCAGCTTCAGTGAGTTTAAACAGGCGCTTTCCAGCTCGGCAAAATCTAACGGCTGATAAGCGAAGCAGCACCGCGAGGAATCAGTATGCAGAAACGAGAACCCGTCATCATCGCGCCAGACTATACCGATGATGAACTTTATGAGTGGATGCGCCAGAAAATTAATGCAGCGCAGGATCTGAAATGGGCCAATGAAGCCAGGACTAAGCAGGCTGAAAATCTGTCCGCTCTGGAGCAGGATATCACCAGGCTGGAAAAAGCAGCGGCATTAAGCATTGCCAGAATGGTTACATACCCGCGTTAATAGCTAACCAACGAAGCTAAGGTTGGTAATTAAGGAGTTCTCCACGGGTCAGGTGGAGTGCGTGCGCCGGACACGGGTGAACATCCGGCACTGACAGTTTACTGAAAGGATATGTCCCTGAAAAGTCAGGGCATAAAGCGAAAGCGCACGGCGAAATTGGTCTCTCTGTACGGTGTCGTTAAATTTAGTTCGACCGTGCGCTTCCGGTTGTGGCACTCCGCGAAATGGCGCGGCGGTAAGTATGGCGGGGTTATTCCTTCCTCCGTTGAGGACACCGGGTTGTCAGGTTGACCATACGCTTAAGTGACAACTCCGCTGCAACGCCCTCTGTTATCAATTTTCTGGTGACGTTTGGCGGTATCAGTTTTACTCCGTGACTGCTCTGCCGCCCTTTTTAAAGTGAATTTTGTGATGTGGTGAATGCGGCTGAGCGCACGCGGAACAGTTAAAACCAAAAACAGTGTTATGGGTGGATTCTCTGTATCCGGCGTTAATTGTTAACTGGTTAACGTCACCTGGAGGCACCAGGCACCGCATCACAAAATTCATTGTTGAGGACGCGATAATGGAAACGTTATTACCAAACGTTAATACGTCTGAAGGTTGTTTTGATATTGGTGTTCTGCTCAGTAACCGGGAGTTTACGGAAGATGCCATTAAGATGAGAAAATATGAACCTTATCTTCTCAATGATAATTCCATACTTTCCAGAATTGCCCTTCTTGAACTTGGTATTATCGGAGAACAGCAGTGACTTCAGCATTTGCACTGGTGATGACCGTTTTTCTTATAACGGGTGAGCCACAAAATGTGATTACCGGAATTTATGACAGTAAGTCATCCTGCATTCAGGTAAGGGACGAACAAAAAATCCCCGGTGAATGCCTCCCGTTAAAAAAAGTATCGCTGAACCTGAATAACGAAATACCGGCTGGATAACCCGCCAGCCATATTAACGCCATACCAACGGATTAAAAATGCCAGCAATGGCAGGGATTCGTTCACCCTGAAATCTGTAATGAGGTTAAAACAAAATGAGTAAAGTCTTTATTTGCGCCGCCATTCCGGACGAACAGGCAATAAAGGAAGAAGGTGCCGTCGCTGTAGCCACTGCCATTGAAGCCGGTGATGAACGTCGCGCCCGCGCAAAATTTCACTGGCAATTCCTGGAACATTATCCGGCTGCTCAGGACTGCGCTTATAAATTTCTTGTCTGCGAGGATAAACCCGGTATACCCCGCCCTGCCCTCGATTCCTGGGATGCTGAATATATGCAGGAAAACCGCTGGGATGAGGAATCCGCTTCCTTTATTCCGGTCGAACCAGAATCCGATCCGATGAACGTCAATTTTGACAAGCTGTCCCCTGAAGTACAGAACGCTGTCATGGTTAAGTTCGACACATGTGAAAACATCACCGTTGATATGGTTATTAGCGCACAGGAATTGTTGCAGGAAGACATGGCAACATTCGACGGACATATCGTTGAAGCGTTGATGAAAATGCCAGAAGTTAACGCCATGTATCCGGAGCTTAAGCTGCATGCCATCGGGTGGGTTAAGCATAAATGTAAGCCTGGTGCCAAATGGCCCGAAATTCAGGCAGAGATGCGCATCTGGAAAAAACGTCGCGAAGGTGAACGCAAGGAAACCGGAAAATACACGTCTGTTGTTGATCTCGCCCGCGCCAGAACCAATCAACAGCACAGTGAAAATTCAACAGGAAAAATCAGCCCGGTCATTGCTGCCATTCATCGCGAATACAAGCAGACATGGAAAACACTGGATGACGAACTGGCCTACGCTCTCTGGCCTGGTGATGTGGATGCCGGAAACATTGACGGCAGCATCCATCGCTGGGCAAAAAATGAAGTTATCGACAACGACCGCGAAGACTGGAAGCGTATCTCGGCATCAATGCGCAAACAGCCTGATGCCCTTCGCTACGACCGCCAGACTATTTTTGGCCTTGTCCGTGAACGTCCGATCGACATTCACAAAGACCCTGTGGCACTGAACAAATACATTACTGAATACCTGACTACAAAGGGCGTGTTTGAAGATGAAGGAAGAAATCAGAGCGCAACTGATACTCTCTCGTCGCCAGTACCAGAAACTGATGCAGTGGAAACGGCAATTCCGGACAACGAAAAAACCGAATGCAAAGTGGAAGTCGAACCATCTGTAGAGCGTGAAGGGCCGTTCTACTTCCTCTTCACCGACAAGGATGGCGAAAAATACGGTCGCGCAAACAAACTTTCTGGTCTGGATAAGGCGCTGGCTGCCGGGGCTACTGAAATCACGAAAGAAGAATATTTCGCCCGCAAAAACAGTACATACTCAGGTTCACAACAAAATACTGGTGCATCTGACACGATCGCACAACCAGAGCCGGTAAAAGTTACCGCTGACGAAGTAAACAAAATTATGCAGGCAGCCAATATCAGCCAGCCTGACGCCAATAAGTTGCTTGCTGTATCACGTGGTGAATTTGTTGCAGGGATTAGCGACCCGAATGATCCGAAATGGGTGAAGGGGATTGAAACCCGCGATTCAGTGAATCAGAACCAACAAGAAACGGAACAGAACGGCCAGAAAGCGGAACAAAACAGCCCAAATGCGTTACAAAACGAGCCAGAAACGAAACAACCTGAGCCAGTAGCGCAACAGGAACCGGAAAAAGTCTGCACCGCCTGCGGTCAAAGCGGTGGTGGCAACTGCCCTGATTGTGGCGCGGTAATGGGCGACGCAACATACCAGGAAACATTCGATGAAGAGAATCAGGTTGAAGTTCAGGAAAATGATCCGAAGGAAATGGAAGGCGCTGAACATCCACACAAGGAGAATGCTGGTAGCGCTCAGGATCACGCCAGCGATAGTGAAACTGGCGAGACGGCAGATCCCTTAATTGCGATGAACGGTCATCACGTTATCACATCCACCAGCAGAATGTGGCACCACATGATGATCAACCTTGAAACCATGGGAAAAAATCCCGATGCCCCGCTTATCTCAATAGGTGCAATATTTTTCGATCCGCAAACCGGAGATATGGGGCCGGAATTTAGTAAGACCATCGATATGGATACTGCTGGCGGAGTCATTGATCGTGGCACCATTAAATGGTGGCTTAAGCAATCACGGGAGGCGCAATCTGCCATTCTGACCGATGAAATCCCGTTAGATGATGCACTGCTGCAATTGCGGGAATTTATCGACGAAAACTCCGGCGAATTTTTTGTTCAGGTCTGGGGAAATGGAGCCAACTTCGACAACACGATTTTGCGCCGTTCATACGAACGGCAGGGGATCCCCTGCCCATGGCGTTACTACAACGATCGCGATGTACGCACAATCGTTGAGCTGGGGAAAGCCATAGACTTCGATGCCAGAACGGCTATTCCATTCGAAGGTGAGCGCCATAATGCACTTGATGACGCCCGTTACCAGGCAAAATACGTTTCAGTTATCTGGCAAAAACTGATCCCGAATCAGGCTGATTTTTAATGTTCAACCCCGGTCGTTGCCCACCAGCTATAGTGGCGGCGACCATGATTAGCGAACGACGCTCATGGCAAGACTTATTCTGCTCACTGAGTGGGCAAAAGAGGAATTCAGTGAACCGGTCCCTACTCCGAGTACGTTAAGTAAATACGCTAAAGCCGGAATGATATTTCCTCTCCCCAAAAAAGTTGGGAGACGCTGGCGAGTGGATCCGCAAGCTCGCTTTGTCGGAATGGTAAACAAGCCGGAGGTGATCGCCACAGATCACCCTGCTTTGAAGAGGATACTGGAAGATGGCGCGCCCGCGAAAATATAAAACCGATGTTCCGGGATTATCTCCGTATTTTGACAAAAGAAATAACAAAGTTTACTGGCGTTACAGGCATCCCATAACAGGCAAAAATCACGGTCTCGGCAGTATTGACCAGAAACTGGCAGAAACTATTGCAGCAGAAGCGAACAGCCGTCTTGCCCGGCAGCAAATGGAACAAATGCTCAGTCTGCAGGAGAAAATTATTAGTGATACCGGCGGTTCATCAACCGTTACCATTTTTCTGAATAATTACAGAAAAATTCAACAGGAAAGATATGAAAACGGCGAGATCAAACTCAACACGCTGAAACAGAAAGCGGCCCCTCTCAGGGTATTTGATGAACGTTTTGGCACCAGACCGTTAGATGCCATAACCGTAAAAGATGTGGTATCAGTACTGGAAGAGTACAAGGCCAGAGGACATAACAGAATGGGACAAATTTTCAGGAAAGTACTGATCGATGTTTTCCGGGAAGCTCAGCAAACGGGCGATGTCCCGCCAGGCTTTAACCCTGCAGAATCGGCAAAAAAACCGCAGGTGCGGATATCAAGACAGCGACTGACTTTTGATGAGTGGATGATGATTTATAACGCAGCGGAAAAGGATGGTTACTTTTTACAGCGCGGTATGCTGCTGGCACTGATGACAGGCCAGCGCCTTTCAGATATTTGCAAAATGCAATTTTCGGATATCCGGGATGGTTATCTTCATGTCGAACAGCAAAAAACAGGAACCCGGATTGCCATCCCTCTGGCTCTGCGTTGCGATAAATTAAATCTCACCCTGGATGATGTAGTGTCATCCTGCCGCGATTGCGTTCTTAGTCCGTGGCTATTGCACCACCATCACGCGAAAGGGACAGCTAATCGCGGCGGGATGGTTAAGCCAGCAACATTAACCGTTGCATTTAAAAAAGCCCGGGATTCTGTGGATTACAACTGGCGTGCTAATGGCACCCCACCCTCTTTCCATGAGCAGAGATCTTTATCAGAGCGATTGTTCAGAGAGCAGGGGGTTGATACCAAAATTTTGCTAGGCCATTCGAATCAAAAAATGACCGATATTTACAACGACGCACGCGGTAAGGAATGGAAAAAACTGGTCATTTGA